GCAATCTCTTCTAGGATTGTTCTACGATCTTTTATACCAAGGTTACGAATTTGAGCTTGACCCAATACTGGGACATCATTAATTTCTAATACACAGCTGCTCAATAGAAGCGTGTCAAGTTCCGCAGAGTTCTTATTTGGAGCATTGACCAGTTTATTTTGAACATCCCCTGTAGGCAGGGCTACCTTTACTTTACCGACCTTCAAATCAAGAGTAAATCTACGATCTGTAATTCGGTCTTCTAAAGTCTTAACTTTTACATCGTTTGTTAGATCAATAACAAAGTGTTGTAATGCTGGAGCATCACAGCTGCCGCAAACTGCATCTAGCTCAATCTCGTTACCAAAAGTAACTCGTCTGATAGCTAGAAGTAAAGTTTCTCGGTCACCTGCAAGAAGCATGCTTAGCGTGTCCTTATCTGCTGGTTTTCCACCAATAGATACTGTTGCTTTTTCAAGAATAGCCATCAAAGCTTTTCCTGGCTCTGAAATACGAACAATAGCTTCCTCATCCGCTCCAGTTAGTTCTCTAACCTCGGCAGTAGTTACTAGTGCGTCTTCAAGTGGGTCGTAAAACCCTGCAGGTAGCTCAATGTTTGTGTCGGGAAGCGACGGAATCGTGATCGTTGGAACTGATCCCGCCGCCTCTTCGACAACAACTTCTGATAAAGTTTCTGCGATTTTATTTGCCAACGCAGGATTTTGTCCTGCGCTTATTGTGGTTGTGCTCATGTTATGTACCTTCTGTTAGTTATTACTGGTTGGTGTTTTCTGATGCTTGGATAGATCCTCCGCCAGTTGCTGACGCAGTACCAAAAATTGCAGCAGAAGCTGTGTAATTAGTTGCGTAAGTTGCGTCCCAACCTTCGTGTACTACAGTCATTTCTTCAACCATGAGGCTGTTGCCACCGGCATCCAATCCGCTGTACGAAAGGTTAGTGATCCAAGCGTTATAAATGCGGAAACGTAAAGCAATGTGAGGGTCTGCACTGTCCCCTGCTTTTGTAGCATTAGTTGCGCTACCTACAGTAAGTCCTGCAGCGTTTGGATGGCTGAGAACCTTAATGTCGATATCGCAACGGAAATCTGCACCAACACCTGCGGTTGCACCTGAGCTGATCACTGAGAACAGACGGCGCATCCACTTGTAGTTTTGTGAGTTTTCTAGCATCACACCACGGCTAAATGTAACCGGGCTGAATGAGGTTTGACCTGGAAGCTGGTGAACAGTTGTGTTGTAACCACCTTCACGGTACTGGATTGCTTCTGTTGCAACAGTTAAACCTGAGACAGAAGTGAAGCCCATCTTGGTATCAAAAGACCAAGCAGGGGTTTCTGTTCCGGAAGGAGGTAGGAATTCTACCAAAAACCGGAAGTTACGGACTGGATCCGTTGCTAACGTAGACAATACGTTAGTAAATGCATTAGCCATTTTTTGTTATCTCCTTACGCCGAAGCGCTTCCGGTGATCTGCCCGATGCTGATCACAATGAACTCTGCTGGGTATTCTACGGCCACACCAACCTCAATATTTACTCTTCCACTGAGAATTTGTGATGGGCTGTTGTTTGAGGAGTCGCAACGCACGTAGAATGCCTGTGCTGGTGTAGCTCCTCGCAAACCGCCTTGTGACCAGTAGTCACGTAGGAAGTTGCCCAAAGACGTACGAATTTGGTTCCATAGACGTTCGCTATTGTTCTCAAAGACGGCAAAAGCACTGCGGTCAGTAATTTCTTTCTTTAAGAAAATCATTGAACGACGAACGTTAATATAACGCTCACCTGGTGTGTTGTTAAGTGTACGACCACCCATGACTACGATGCCTGCTCCAGGAACGTTACGAATAGCGTTTACTGGTGCTGCAGCAACGTTTAGGCTGTCAAGTTCTGCGTTAGTTAGGGAACGCTCAAGCGCAACTGCGTTTGCAATCTTTGTGCCAAAACCTGCTGGAGACTTAAACACACCGCGAGTAGCGTCTGTTTCTAAGTACTTACCCATAGCTGCTGGTCCTGGTGGAAGAATGCGGGTAGCTGCTGTCGCTGCGCTAAGTGAGTCTGGAATTACAATCCATGGATAGTAAGTAGACACGTTTCCGCCGTCTCCAGAAGCTGCAAAAGCTGCCTTTACATCCGCTGCATAAGTAATTGCCTCGGACGCTGTCAATCCTGCTGGAGGATCAATAATTGCAAAAGCATCACCACGAGCTTCGGCGTATCCAGCTACGTCTCCTTGAAGGAGAACAGCTGCTGCACGCTCTTGTGTTGTACCGCCTGATGCAAAAGCGTATGCTGCGTCTGCGTTGTTAACTAGCAGTGGGCTAGTAATAACATCAAATGTAGCAAGTGCAGTTTGGTAGTTAGTGCGTGTAGGGGTTGATCCATCAGCACCACTTGCAAAGCTAGAATTGCTTACAATTGCAGGCTGGTTGCTTGGAGAAGCTGTTCCAGAGTTCAAGTTGGTTACTGTAACAAAACTTGAGCTTGAGTTTACGTAAGAAACTACGTAACGAGAGCTTGTGCTAGACATGCTTAAGTCAGAGAATTGTTCAACAACACCTGACGCATCAGAGATGATCAAATTAAATGTAGTTGAAGAGGCGCTTGTAATTTCCGCCTTTAGTGCGTTACCCCAGGCTCCTGGGTTAGCCGCTGTTAGTGTTAGGGTAGATACTGGGGATACTGCACGGTCAGCAAGTGTTACTGATGCGGCAGCAGCTGAAGTACCTACAACACGCTTTACGTATACCTGACGTCCGCCGTTAGCGAAGAAAGTGTATAGAGCCCATGTTGCTGGGAATGAATCTGAAAGTCCACCAAAGGTTTTTCCAAACTCGTACCAGCTTGTAATTAGAACTGGTGCCGTGGTTGGGCCTTTTGCAAACTGTCCAACAAAAGCACCACGAGACGTGCCGTTGTTAGCAGATTCAATTGATTGAGGCAGGGCGACTTCACTGATGAAGACTCCTGGCCGGCTATATGTAGCCATCCGTTTTACTCCTTAGGGTTAGTTGGTTTTCTTAGGGGCGCCGTATATTATGTAGTTAGTGTTTCGAAATCGGTAGACTGGCTATTAAGCGAGACGTTAGTAGAAGTTACTGCGACGTACTGTTCAAGAACTACAGGTAGTACTTCAGCGCTAATTCTAATGGTGTAAGCATTAGAGAATAGACGTTTTCCATCTCCATCTGTAGTGTCTTTTTTTGCAAAACCCAGAAAATCCATACGGCGAACCGTATTATCTTCTGGAATAACAATTAGGCCATATCGCAGTGGTATGCGTTGGCCAGCTAGCATTTCTCCAATAATCTGACGGTCATGCCTTGGTTGACGTGCCCAAGTTGTGATCTGGTAATCAAGGTATACCGGAATTGGAAATTCAGTTATGTATTGCTTATCTGTTGCCGCTCCTTCTGGATAATACGGCATCTGTATTTCTCCACGATGAGCTCTTGTAAAATCTTCGTTGTACCCTAAAAAGTCAATTGTAATGTACGGGTAGGACTGGGCACGGATTTCAAGATCAGGTTGCCCAAACCACACCCCTACCGGTCTAGCAGCGTTTCCGCTGTCCGATACTGTGATGCCTTGGAGCATTGCTTTTACGGCTTTATCTTCATTAAGAATAATAGGCATTAGAGGATCGCCCCCAAAATTCCTGAAGCGTACGCTGAGTCATCAATAGAGTCTAAGAATCTACGGAGTACGTTTCCAGGTTGAGTAGATTGAGTTCCGTACTCTAGGTCATTAACTTGTGAAGTTAAATACGGTGGATAATAGACGGTGTATTCATCACCATCATTTTGAATAGAAAGGTTATTAACCACGCCTGCTGGCCAACCAGCGGCAAGACAGTAGTCTCGCAAGGCTTTGGTAGTTACCGCAGAATCGAACCGGGCACCTTCGTTAACGGAGTTCTTTAGTCGCTCTGATAATCTCATTTACGGCCCACGACTGCTTTAGAGATTAGACTTCCTGCAATCCATCCGGCCACCATTGAGCCAGCATGAAATTTGTCTAGACCTAAAACACCGCGGACGAATTGCTCTTT